TAGATGAGGTTAACCAAGCCTTAGATGAGCAGGGTAAAGAGAAAGTAGTGGAAGTTCTACTCAAAGAAGAAAACCTAAATACATATTTAGTATCTCATGGTTGGACTCACCCATTACTTGAAAAAATAGAAATAGTAAAAGAAGATAATATATCGAGGTTAGACTAATGATAGTAGAAATTTATAGTATACCAAACTGTCCATACTGTAGCAAAGCAAAAATGCTTGCAGAAAACCATAACGCAGTACATGAAACAGTTTACAAAATGATGGGCAAAGAATTTCAAGCAGCAGATGTACGGGAATTATTCCCAACTGCTAGGACTTTCCCGCAGATTATTGTAGACGGTGAAAGTATTGGAGGTTATACAGAACTGGAGAAGTTACTTAGTGGTAAATAGTAGACGAAAAGGGCATGACGCAGAACTCAAGTGTGCGGCTATGCTTACTAGAATTACACAACTTGATTTTACGCAAACACCAGGAAGTGGTTCAGGTGCTATAAAAGGCGACCTATATGTTCCACATAAACATAACTTGTTTACCATAGAAGTTAAACATTATAAAGATATGGGATTCAATCACAAAATATTTACTCAAAAAAGTAATGTATTTGTTAAGTGGTGGTCTAAACTTTGTAAACAAGCAGAACAAATGGAACAAGAACCACTCCTATTTTTTAAGGAAAACCACTCACAATGGTATGTGGCAACGACAAGAAAGCCACTTTACAAAAAACATATGTATATAAACTGGTTGGGGTGCTATGTCACCTTTGCCGAACAATTTTTAGAAACACAAAAGGTAAAATTTACAAATGGCGATACAATTTACGAACCATGGAAAGCCGATCCCGAATGGGAACTTGTTGATTGTTGATGGACTCAATCTAGCTTTTCGATGGAAACATCAAGGACGCAACGACTTCGAACATGATTATGTGAGAACAGTTGAATCCTTAGCAAAGTCCTATAACTGTGGAGAGATAGTCGTCTTAGGCGATGGCGGTAGTAACTACCGTAAAGAAATCTATCCAGAGTACAAAGCAAATCGTAAAGAACGATATGCAGAACAAACTCCTGAAGAAGCAAAAGAGTTTGAAATGTTCCTTGCAGAGTTTAGTACTACAATGACTAATCTTAAAAGCAAAGGATATCTCACTCTAAAGTATGCAGGAGTAGAAGCTGATGATATAGCAGCTCTTATCTGTCAAAACAGAGAAGAGTTAGGTCTCGATGAGATTTGGTTGATATCATCAGATAAAGACTGGGATTTACTAGTTGACCCAAAAATTAGTCGTTTTTCGACTGTAACTAGAAAAGAAACAACAGTTCATAACTGGGATGAACATTATGACTTTGACCCTGAGTACTTTCTTACTTATAAGTGCTTAACAGGAGATAAAGGCGATAATGTTCCAGGAGTTGATGGAGTTGGCCCAAAGCGTGCCACTCAGTTAATCGAACAGTATGGAGATGTGTTTGATATTATGGCGAGTTTGCCACTTGATGGAAAGTACAAATATATTCAGAACTTAAATGAGTTCGGAGCAGAAGGACTTGAAACAGGTGTACAACTCATGGATTTAACTTATGATGTCGAAGGCGCAGTACTTGGGCACGGACAAGAAATTATAGGATTGGTGGAAAATTATGTCAGTGAAGATAGATTATAGTAGAGATAGTCTTTTAGATGATTTTGCTCACGCAACACTAAAAGACAGATATATGATACCTGGTGAAACTTCACCACAGGAAGCTTTTGCTCGTGCAGCGGAGTGCTTTGCAGATGATGATGACCATGCACAAAGATTATATGACTATGTTAGTAATCTATGGTTTATGTTTGCAACTCCTGTGTTATCAAATGGTGGTACTCGTAGAGGATTACCAATTAGTTGTTTCTTAAATTATGTTGATGATAGTAGAGAAGGTATTACTGACCATTTTACAGAAAATGCTTTCTTATCATCATTTGGGGGTGGTATCGGTGGCTCATGGTCAGATGTTCGTTCATCAGGAACTAAAACATCAAAAGGCTCTGAGTCTACAGGTGTCATACCTTTTGTAAAAGTTGTAGATGCTGAAATGTTAGCATTTAGTCAGGGTGTGACAAGACGGGGTTCATATGCTGGTTATCTACACATCTCCCACCCCGAAGTTGAGGAGTTTCTAGATGTTCGTAAGCCTACTGGCGGGGATACTAATAGGAAGTGTCTTAATCTACACCATGGCGTGGTGGTTTCTGACGATTTTATGGAACTTATCCATAACGCCACTAGAAGTCCTAACTTTGACGACAGTTGGCCTCTTATCGATCCTCATAGCAAAATGGTTGTTAAAACTGTTTCTGCTAGGGCTCTTTGGGTTAAAATTCTACAGAACAGAATGGAAACAGGAGAACCCTACATCATGTTCGAGGACGCCGTCAATAATGAGTTACCAGACTTTCAGAAGCGAAAAGGATTAAGAGTACACCATTCTAATCTATGTAGTGAAATTACCCTTGCTACAGATGAAGAAAGAACAGCAGTCTGTTGTTTATCCTCGGTAAATTTAGAATATTATGACGAGTGGAAAAACCACGGGTCATTTATACCTGACTTGATTAGAATGTTAGATAATGTATTAGAGTACTTTATCAATCATGCACCAAGTCAGTTAGAAAAAGCAAAGTTCAGTGCGTATAGGGAGAGAAGTATTGGACTTGGAGCAATGGGTTTTCATGCCTATTTGCAACGAAATGATATACCATTTGAAAGTGGTCTAGCAAGTGGTATTAATCATGATATGTTTGAATACATTAAAACAAAAGCAGACCAAACAACAAGAGAACTAGCAATAGAAAGAGGTGCATGTCCTGACGATGATACAGCTTCAGTTAGAAATGCACACTTACTGGCAATAGCCCCTAATGCAAGTTCAAGTATTTTATGCGGTAACACTTCTCCAAGTATTGAACCTTTTAGAGCAAATGCTTATACTCAGAAAACTAAAACTGGAAGTAATCTTGTTAAGAATAAATATCTTGACATTATACTTCGAGCTAAAGCTAACAGCGAAGAAGAGTATGCAGAATACTGGAGAAGTATAGTTGCTAACAAAGGTAGTGTACAACATTTAGATTTAGAAGATTGGCAAAAAGATGTTTTCAAAACAGCAGTAGAAATCAATCAATCTTGGGTTGTAGAACACGCCTCAGTAAGACAGCAGTTTATTTGTCAAAGTCAGAGTGTAAATCTATTTTTTCCACCTGATGTAAACAAAGCAGATTTGCACAATGTCCATATGTTAGCATGGGCAAAAAACTTAAAAACACTTTATTATTTACGAAGTGAAGCTATCAGCAGAGCTGATAATGTAACTTCACAAGCTAAACGGGAGATAATCTTTGAACAAGCAGATTGTCTAAGTTGCGAGGGATAAATGGCAAACTTACTAGAAGAAAGAGAATATTACAAACCGTTTGATTACGGGTGGGCATTTGAAGCCTACAAAAAACAACAACAAATGCATTGGATGCCTGAAGAAGTAACGATGGCAGATGATATTAAAGACTATAACCAAAATCTTACAGAGGATAATAGAAAGTTAGTAGACAATATATTTAGATTTTTTACACAAGCAGATGTGGATGTCTGCTGTGGATATGCTAAACATTATCTACCTACTTTTAAAGCACCAGAAGTAAGAATGATGTTAGTATCATTTGCAGCTATGGAAGCAGTACACCAAGATGCATATTCATCATTGTTAGAAACACTTGGCAAGTCCGAGGATATCTACAAAGAGTTTATGGATATACAAGAAATGGTAGAAAAACATGAGTACTTATCTGACTTTAATATGAAGACACCACATGATATTGCAAAAACTATGGCAGTATATAGCGGGTTTACAGAAGGAGTACAGTTATTCTCATCATTCGCCATACTATTGAACTATCCAAGACACAACTTAATGAAAGGTATGGGGCAGATTGTAACATGGAGTATTCGTGATGAAACTTTACATGTAGAATCTGTTTCAAGACTTTTTAGAGAGTTTATTGCTGAAAATCCTGAAATATGGACAGATAAACTGAAATATGAGATATATTGCGCAGCGGAACGCGTTGTTGAATTAGAAGATAAATTTATTGATGTTTGTTTTGATAAAGCAGACATTCCTGATTTGACAGCAAAAGAAGTAAAAGAATATATCAGATATATTGCAGATAGAAGATTACTAGGACTAGGAATGAAAAATATTTTCCATAGTACAACTAATCCTCTTCCATGGATTGATATGCAAATAAACGCAGTTGAGCATACCAACTTTTTTGAAAACCGTGCTACCGAGTATGCTAAGAGTAGTACACAAGGAAATTGGCAGGATATATTTAAATGAGTTCAATTACAATAGATGGCATCGAGTACGATGTCGATACTTTAACAGATGACCAAAAAGCTCTATATAATGCAATTCAATATTGTGATGTAAAGTTAGCTGACCTAGACAATGAAAGAGCAGCTGTTAAAACTGCTAGACAGGCTTATGTTAATGATTTAGGGCAAAATCTAAAAGACGAATGATAATTTACATAGGATATGATTCCGAACAACATGACGCTTTTGAAGTATGTAAAGCATCAATAGAAAGATATACTAAGCGTCATACTATCATTCCTTTAGTACAGTCAGAGTTAAAAAGAGAAGGGATATACAGGAGACCGTTTCAAAATGAAAGCACTGAGTTTGCTTTTACACGGTTTCTTGTTCCTTATCTTAGTATGTATCAAGGCTGTGCTTTATTTTGTGATAGTGACTTTATGTGGAGATGTGACCCACAAGAATTAATAGATTATATAGGAACTGACCATCCTGTCTATTGTGTTAAACATCCCCCTTTCTTAGTACCTAGTACAAAAATGAATGTTAAAATAAATATGTCTTACCCAAAAAAATATTGGTCATCTTTAATGTGGTTTAATAATATTGACTGTAAAAGACTTACTTTAGAATATGTAAACCACGCCCCAGCGGGTGCTTTGCATGAATTTGACTGGGCAACAAGTGTAGGAGATATTCCTGCAGAATTTAACGCCATGATAAATTATTATGATTTCCGCAATCCAAAAGCAGTTCACTTTACCGATGGCGGCCCGTGGCACAATATACACGATAACCTCTTATACTCAAACGAATGGAAAAAACTTTACACGAAATTACTGAAGGAAAACGAATAATACTTGTCGGCAACTCTGTTGAGATATTACAACATGACCTTGCTGACTATATTGAAAGTTTTGACACAGTAGTACGATTTGGAAATGGTATTCCAAAAATTGAAAATTGGGATAGTATTGGTAAGCGTACTGATATTTGGGTAACTGGGTTTCTAAGATACAGCAAACGAAAATTCTTTCCTAAGAACATTCCTGTTCTATTTAATCGTTCTCGTATACACCTCGATAAAATTCCTACGCACTATCCTGACTTTGAAGTTATTGAAATGTTTTCGGACAAAGAGATGTTAAAGATATTTGATTTAGTGGGAGCTAAAAACGGTGAGACTAATGGACAGCGACCAAGTGCAGGTTTCATTACAATTCAATACTTTTTACAGAAAATAAATTTTTCTAGTCTTACATTGGTAGGTTTTGATTTTTTCTCGAAGTCACTTTCAATTACTGCTGGATTTGCCAACCCTTATAGCTGGCATATTCCTGTAAACTCTCAATCATACAATCCCCATGCTCTAAATGAGAAGGAGATTGTAGTTGATTTATATGAGAGAGGAGTAATCGATTGGAAAATATTATCAGACTTAAATCAGGGCAGTTTAGACCTTTCCTAATATAAATCCTCTTTTTATTAATTTTCCTGCTATTGATTTTTGTTTTTCTGCTTTTTGTAATAAGACTTCATTAAACTTTGCGTTTCTGAAGTTAAGTGGAATTTTGTCAATCAGAGTAGTATAACAATCCCATGGTACTGCTAACTGAACACCAGTACTTAAATCTAAATAGTCAGCTGCTAAGTATTTATGTTCTATATCCATACTCCATGACTTTCTCAACATGACATTGTAGTCTAACAATTCTTTTGCCCCAATCGCGTCCCTTTCAACAAGATTATCTACTTTTCCATTTATGTATATTGGACTCCATGAGTGCTTGTAGAAACTTAGTGCTTCAAAGAAAGCCATATCATTACATGCTATTAACTGGGTATCAATATAAGGTCTCTGACCTTGATTTGGTGGGTCGACTTGTCTAGTAAAGAATAGGTCTCTGTCTTCAAATTCTGATAATCTATCATAATTTAGTAATACTAATTTCTTATCGATAAAAGGCATACCTTGGTGAGTTACTCTTGGTATTTTAAGTATATTGTAATAATGACCTATATTAGGATGTTTATCAAAAACTAAATCCCTGCTTAAGAATGAAATTGATGCTTTGAAAAATTCTGCAGGTGGTATATCACCACTATTAATGTCACGATTGAAAATTCTATTTCCATCCCATACTATCATTCGTTTGGCAAGACCACCTTTATCTTTCCAGTACTGTTTTAAGAAAAATGTCATTCTGGATATATCTTCTTCTCTCCACCATGCTTCATAAATTTTTACATTTTCAAAATTGTTTAATATCCAGTCTACTTCTTGTACATTCCAATCGTTCTTATGGATGAAAAGATGCAGACGGAATCCGCCTTTATCAAGTAAAGAAGCAAGAGTAAACATACTCCAGTCTTTTTTATATTTTGTTACTAATTCTATCATCCGTTTATCACCTTCATATCCCAGAAATTATTGAGATACATTTCTAATCTTATCTCTGCATCTTCATCAAAATTGAATAATATGCCTGAGTTCTTTGCCGAAAATATTTTCTTCAGCGATTCTTTTGCATTTGTATT